TCGTAAAGGGAAAGAGGCTGGAAGTAAGACATACGTTCGAGATATTGATAATATCATGAGCGGAGGAATACAAAATAAGATGTGGTCTTGGAAGGCTGGAGAGTTTAACCTTTGGACTGGTTACAACAACGAAGGCAAGTCTCAGTTTCTTATTTTCCTTTGCGTTTTAAAGGCAATCAATGAAAGATGGAAGTTTGCGTTTTTCTCTCCAGAGAATTATCCTCCAGATGAGTTTTTTGATGACATAATTCACACGATTTTAGGCAAAAGCACGGACAGAGCTTATAAGAATTTTGATGTCAGCGAAGAGGAGTATTTAGCAGCTTTTGATTTGGTAAAGGATAAATTTTACTTTGTTTACCCGGAGAAAGATAAAACTCCAGATTTTAGGATTGAGCAGATTGAAAGTGTATTCGAGTACCTAGTTTGGGAGAAAGATGTTAAAGCGGTTATTGTAGATCCGTACATTAAAATTCGCCATGAGATGGGGCCAGGAGAGCAAGAGCATTTGTACGCCTCAAGATTTATGATGGATCGCATTAACTTTACGAGAAAGAATAATGTTTCTTATCATTTGGTAATGCATCAAACAACACCAAGAAAAGAGAAAGATGGAAATTATCCTCCTCCTAGTCTCTACCAAATTAAGGGGGGGGGTACGTTTGCAGATTCGACCGATAACACGATAAGCGTTTGGAGACCTAATCGAGCAACAGATCCTAACGATACAACCGTAATAATTAAAACAGATAAGATTAAAAAACAGAAGCTTGTTGGAATACCTTTTGAGATTACGATTGATTTTAACCGGAAAAGAAATAGATACATTGGAAAAGATGGTTTCGATTATTTCGATAATGCAGTAGTAAAAAGCAATCAGTTTCTAGGAGTAGAAAAGTTTAAAACATCTGGAATAAATGATTTTGAGTTTCCAGAAGAAACAGAATTAAAAAACGCACCATTTTAATTAGTTATATGAAAATTTTAATTGCTTGTGAGGAAAGTCAAGCGGTAACAATTGAATTTAGAAAACTAGGTTTTTTGGCTTACTCTTGCGATATACAAGATCAATCTGGAGGTTTTCCAGAATGGCATATTAAAAGCGACGTTTTAGAGGTAATAAAACAAGGCTGGGATGTAATGATAGCTTTTCCTCCTTGTACTCATTTAGCGGTAAGTGGAGCGGCTTGGTTTGAACAAAAGAGAAAAGATGGAAGGCAGCAACAAGGTATTGAGTTTTTTATGGAAATGGTAAACGCTCCTATTAAGCATATTGCAATTGAAAATCCAATTGGAATAATGAGTAAAGAATATAGAAGGCCAGATCAAATTATACATCCGTATTATTTTGGAGATGCAACAAGCAAGGCAACTTGCCTTTGGCTTAAAAATTTACCTTTGCTTTACCACAATAGAGAAATAGATTTATTTAACGATAATTCTACATGGGTAAAACCAGTATTTACTGAATACAATTGCAAAAAAACGGGAGGGACGAAAAGGTATTAAACAACTGCCGATAAATGGTATAAAAGCGCTGAGGAAAGAAGCCGAGAAAGATCTAAAACTTTTCCTGGAATAGCGATTGCAATGGCAAGCCAATGGGGACAATATTTAAACAACTTAAACAACCAATTAACATTATGAGCAAGATTTATGGCGGTAATGCCAAAGTAATTACAACAAGATATGGCGATATGTGGAAAGTAAGCCAAAACCGAAGCGATTTAGAAAAGTTGTTAAAGTACATGAATGACAACGATACTGAATGGGTAAACCTAGATATTAAGGAAAAGCCGCAAAAGGTCGAAGGCAAGGCAACCCATTATTTGGAGGTTTACCAGCCAAAAGATAAAGAGGATTTTAAACCAGTAGTTGCAGACAAAAAAATCTTAAATCAATATGAGAAGGATATGAATAAATTTGATGATTCAATATTACCTTTTTGAAATTACCATTTTAATAACTATATTTAGTTATGGAAAAAAAATGTTTCAAATGCGATTTAATAAAGCCTTTATCTGAATTTTATAAGCATAAAGGAATGACTGATGGACACTTAAACAAGTGTAAGGAATGTGTGAAAAAATATGCATTGGATGACTGGATAAAAAAATCTAAAGATGAGGATTGGAATAATTCGGAAAGGCAAAGGCATAGAGAAAAGTTTCACAGATTAAATTATTTAGATAAACATAGGCCAAGTAGTGAAACGGTTAAAAAAGCAAGTAAAATGCATTATTTGAAGTATCCAGAAAAAATTAAGGCAAGACGTAAATGTCAAAGGATAATTTCTTTAAATGGCCACAATCATCACTGGAGTTATAATGAAGAACACGCTACTGATGTAATTGATTTATCGCCAAAAAATCATTTTAAAGCTCATAGGTTTATAATTTATGATCAAGAGAGAATGATGTACAGAACTATTAATGGTATTTTACTAGACACAAAAGAAAGACATGTTAATTACATTATGGAAAAAATTGAAAATGAGCCAGACTAATTTTAAGCCAAGTCAGGAGAATCTATTTAGCGCCGTTAACACGGTGCTAGGTATTTTCTTATTCATGCATTACAAGATGCCGTTTGGACTTTTGTTTATGGTTTCCGTTGCGTTATTTACGATTGCAATGGATCAAGTTTATAAGGCTTGTAAATGATTCAATTTAAGCTAAACGAAAAGCCATTAAGTATAAACGAAGCTTTCCAAGGTCGGCGCTTTAAAACGCCTATTTATAAGTCCTACGAGGAAACGATTTTACTAACAATGCCAAAAGGTAAGGTAGATGCAGACGAGATGTTGAGGATTGAGTTTTTCTTTGGATTTAGCAACAAGGCATCGGATCTAGATAACCCGGTAAAGCTCTTATTGGATATTGCTCAAAAAAAATATGGCTTTAACGATAAAAACGTATTTGAGTTAAACGTTCGCAAATGCATCGTAAAGAAAGGCGATGAGTTTATTCAGATGGGGATTTATAAGCTTTTGCCGTTTTAAACAAAAAGTCTGTTTTTGCTTGGATAATTATTTATAAATTATATTTGTGGAAACGAAACAGAAATGAGTTTAGAAGAGGGCAGACTAATTAGAAAAATCCGTAAAAATCTAGGAATAACCCAGGTAGATCTGGCTCAGAGAATTGGTTTAAGTCATCAGCCGATTAACCAGTTTGGGAATGGATTTGAATCGATAAGCGTTCACAATTTGAGGAAAATTTGTGACGCAATTGGATTGGAGATTGTAATTAAAGTAAAGTAATGGCTAAAGGATTTCCGATTACCAAACCAGATTACTCTCTGGAGATTAGATACAGATTACGAGATGGCCAATGGTCTCCGTGGAGTAATAAAGGTAAAGGCAAGTTTGAGAGCATTGAGATTGTACAAAGGCAGATTAGAACGCTTGCCGCTTCTTATCAACTCAGAGAGAAAGAGGTAAGATTTGAATGGAACGGAAAGCTTTGCGATTTTACCGGGCAAGTGACTAACAATGTAATTACATTAAAATAGGTTTTTAGTTTTGGGTTTTTGTTAACTGGTAAAGCCTTGCTCAAGTGGGCAAGGTTTTTTTTGTAAATTTGTACATATGGAAAAGAGCTTGCATTGGAAACTTGAGGATAAGAGAAAAGCATATAATCGCATTATTGAAGAAATTTGCGAGGGTAAAAGCTTGCGCTCAGTTATCGAATCAGATCCTAAGAACTTACCAGCGGTTAAAACTTTTTTGGATTGGGTTGCTGAAAATGAGGAATTGCGTAACCAATACGCGAAGGCAATGACAGTTAGAGCAGAGCTAAAGTTTGAAAGTATTGAGCAAGATTATTCAGAGCAACCACAAAGAGACCCAGATACCGGCAAGATTGATCCAGGTTGGGTAAGTTTACAAAGATTAAAGATTGATGCTAAAAAATGGGAATTGTCTAAGCTAATGCCAAAGAAATACGGAGATAAGCAAGAGACAACTCACATAATTGAGCAACCTATTTTTAACGGAATAGATCTTAATGTTTCAAAGGACAACGGCGCAAGCTAAAATAGCTAAATTACGCAAAAGGGTAAGAATAGTACAAGGAGGAACGTCTAGCTCTAAAACCTTTTCAATTATCCCATTGCTGATTACTCATGCAATGCAAAATCCTTATACAGAAATCTCAATTGTTTCGGAATCTATTCCGCATCTAAAAAGAGGTGCAGTTAAAGATTTTGTCAATATCATGGTAATGACTAGTAATTTCAGAGATTCTCAATTCAATAAATCTGATTTAAAATACAAGTTTTTAAACGGCTCATTTATTGAGTTTTTCTCCGCTGATCAACCTGATAAACTTAGAGGAGCAAGAAGGCACGTTTTATTTGTAAACGAGTGCAACAACATTGATTTTGAATCCTACAATCAATTAGCAATCCGTACAAGGGATTTTATTTATCTGGATTACAATCCTACTCAGGAATTTTGGGTGCATACAGAGCTAATAAAAGACTCAGATTCAGACTTTGTTATTTTGACTTACAAGGACAACGAAGCCTTAGATAAGGCAATTGTAAAAGAAATTGAGAAGGCTAAAGAAAAAGCTAAAACCTCAGCTTATTGGGAGAATTGGTGGAACGTCTACGGATTAGGTCAAGTTGGAAGCCTGGAGGGAATAATCTTTAATAACTGGAAGCAAATCGATTCAATACCTCTTGATGCTCAATATTTAGGAAATGGATTAGACTTTGGTTATTCCAATGATCCAACGGCAATTATTGATTTTTACGAATGGAATAATAAAATTATCTGGCACGAAAGGACTTACCAAAAAGGACTTTTAAACAATCAAATTGCTAATATCTTAAATCAAAATAATGTAATTACCATTGCGGAATCAGCCGAGCCAAAATCGATAGCAGAAATAAAATTACACGGAGTAAAAATTATACCAACTGAAAAAGGCCCAGATTCCATAAAGTTTGGGATTCAGTTAATACACGACAAAGATTTTCTAGTAACCTCACAAAGTCTAAATTTAATTAAGGAACTTAGGAGCTACACTTGGAGAACGGATAAAACTGGCAAATCTTTAAACGTGCCAATTGACGATTTTAACCACGCAATTGACGCTGCCAGATATTTTTACCTTTGGAAGTTTAAACCATCAATACCTTTTAAATTCTCAATATGACAAAAGAAACAATTGCGGCGCTTATCCTAATGTTTATCACTTACCTTTTACTCGTGTTTGTGACGTTGGATTTTAATCCGTTAACCTGGCATTGGATTGCTAGAGTTGTAATGGTTGTAATTTGGTTTTATGGACTTGCATTTTTAGAAAAAAATAAATAGGTATATTTGTTAAAACGAATATGCTATGCTATTAAAGGCTCTCCAGAATTATATCACGCCACAAGTCCAGCCAACGAAGACTTATCCCGATGTAAATCTACTCAACCAAATCCTATATGGTCAATTTACGGCCTCTACGCTTGTTGTTTGGTACGACTCTAACCAGCAAACTTTTATCGATAAAGGTTACAAGGGAAATGCCTTGGTTTACTCAATCATTCGGAAAATAGCAGAGAAAGGAAAGCAATGCCCTACCTACGTTTACAAGGAGAGCGAAGGAGCCAAGAAATACAGAGGAGGAAAGTACAACTCTAAAGAATTAAACAGATTGCAGAGCATAGCATTTCGTAAAAAGGAGCTGCAAGACGTTAATTACTCAGATCCAGTAAATCAGCTTATCAAAAATCCAAATCCAATGCAAACTTGGAGCGAGTTTCTGGATTCGATGCTAACGTGGTACAATACTAGCGGCGAGATATTCGTTTACGGATTTGCTCCACAAGATGGCTTAAACAAGGGCAAGATTAAGGAAATGTACGTTTTGCCGTCTAACTATGTGGAAATAGTAGCTGGCTCCTTATTCGAGCCAGTAAGAGGTTATAAATTAATCATTGGAGACCAGAACATAGAGATTCCAGCGGATCAAGTATTGCACATAAAAACTACCAATCTAACTTGGGATTTGAACGGTGCGCAGCTTCGTGGAATGCCTCCTCTCCTGGCTGGTTTAACAACTCTCCAGGCTAACAACGAGGCTACGTTTGCCAAGCAAAAGACTTTCCAGAACGGAGGAGCCAAAGGTATAATTTCACCTAACATCACTAATCCAGAGTTTTGGCCGTCTCCAGATCAGCGAGCTAAGATGGACGAGAGAATAGACGAGAGGATTAACGGCAATAAAAATATTAATAAGATTGTTGCCTCTTCTATTCCGTTGCGTTACGATGCGATTGGA